TTATTTTAGCATAAAATCAGAAAAAAGAGAAGCTGTAGAATCTTTCTTTTCTTGCGTAACATGCGTATAAATATTAGATGTAGTTTGTATATCTGCATGTCCTAAGCGTTCTTGTACGTCTTTTAATGATGCGCCAGCTTCAAATAACAGTGAAGCGTGCGTGTGACGGAAGCCATGGGAAGTTATTTTTTTTAATTCAGTGTGATGTTTAAAAATGTTATCTAACCACGAATAAGTAGAGCTGGGATTATAATAATTTCCTTCATTGTCAAATATGATTTGTACTTTATCTAATCTTAAAATATGATGATTACCACGCTGATAACTTTTCCATTTCTTTAACACGTCGACTGTAGATGCATCTATACTTATGTCTCTCTTTCCGGCTTTTGTTTTAGTAGTATTCACTAAAATGCGAGCATGTTCGCCACGTGAGAGAGTTTTGTTTACATACAAACGTTTATTGTTTAAATCTACATCGTTCCATGTCAGAGCTAGCGCTTCTGATTTTCTCAATCCCGTAAAAGCTAACAGATAGAAAAAAGTATATTTGAAAGTATCGTCTTTGACAGTATCTAAAAACGAACGTAATTCATACTTGTCATAGAATGTAATATCTTTTTCCTCTTTTTCTATCATTTCTCCGCGAGGTACAACAACAAACGCAAAGGGATCATTCTCTATTAAATGTAACGAAATAGCATATTTGAAGACACGAGAAGTTAAATTTTTCAAACGTTTATATGACGCAGGATTAGATTTTGACCATGTATTTATGACTTGCTGACAGAAGTGTATGTCTATTTTATCAATAAACTTATCACTAAAAACTGGCAATATGTGATGATTAAAAAATATTTTAGTGCGTTCTAACGTGCTTTCTTTGACTGTTTGCGTATAAAGTTCTAACCATGTGAAATATACCTCTTCAAATTTCAACGGCTTTTTTTGAGTTTTTAATCCACCTTCTTCAAATATCTGCATTTCAATGCGCTTTAGCTCCATTTTAGCTTCTCTCTCTGTTTTAAATCCTCTACGTGTAGTCTGTTTTCGTTTTCCAGTCATGTTATCTATGCCAGCGTAAACTCGGAACATATAACGAATTTCATTTTTTGAATTCAAATACGATTTAATACGTTTATCCATTTTTATCCTCCTGACCGAATGTATGTTCTTTTGAAGGGTAAAGCAAATTATGGTAAAATGAATTTGCATACTCCTATGTGTGTGTTTAAAACGCTTGTTCCTATGCGGGGAGGGCGTTTTTTTAGTTATTTAAGTGTTATTCTTGCATCATAATCTTTAAATGAATCTTCTTCGTAATTATCTGTTTCATAACTAGCAGACCAAGTTAGTCGTATATCTTTTATATCAGATACATCATTTAGTGTTGGAAGTATATAGACAACAGCGCCGTCTTTACTTACCCCTTGCATTAGTTCTCCGCCCAAATCGTCACTATTAATCATAGAAGCATCAATTTGCTTCCCATCGGCAACTAGTACTCCTTGATCTGGATAAGTGTTAAAATCAATTTCACTGTTGTTATTAAGTTCATAATTTACAACAATCAACCCTTCGCCGTCTTCACCATCCTCTGCAAGTTTAGCGGAATCAACTTTAAATACAGAGACTGAACTTATTTTTGTTTGTAGACCTTTCCAATCATCGCTCCAAGATGTAGCATAGTCTTCGCTATCAATAATACCGCTATCAGTTTCTTCCTCCATTGTTGTTTCATCTTCAGTCAAATCTTCAGACTCATTTGTGGTAGAGGTACTTTCTTCTTTGCTTTCTTCCTTTGCACTATCAGATGAACTCCCACATGCTGAAAGACCAAAGCTGAAAACAAGTAATAAACTAGCTAGCAAAAATAATTTTTTCATCTCAATTCTCCCTTTATTAAATTTTTATATAAACACATTTGTGTAAATACCTAACAAGCGATAATTTGTATGCTGCTTCTAAGAATAATTATATATCCATTGCACTCAATCGTATTTCCAAACTTGCTTCTATAATATTCAATTGAATGCTTCAAAAAATCTTCGGTTACTTCTAAAAACTCTGAAACCTCGTAGTACTCAGTAAAACCTTCATAATAAGCATCAATAATTTTACGCAAGGGGACTAATGATTTATAACCCCAGCTTCTCGCAAGCTTTTCTTGCTTTATGTCATTAATCGTTTTCTGCTTAGTGATGTTACCAACAGTCAATTTGTAATGCCCAATCTCCTCTGCCAATGTGCAACGCATCTCGGTATCGTTCTGATTTGGGTTTACAAGAATATGCTGATTGATATACAGTCCCTTATGAGCATATTCCATGTTTCTGTCTTCTATGATAGTTAGCTCTGGATATTGCTCTCTGTATTTATCTAGCCACATAGGTTCATCTCATTTCTTATTTATATTTTTGTTGAATGAAATCAATATACTCAAGAATTTTTTTCATATCTTCTTCTGTTGCGGATGGATCAATATGCGCCGCAAGCGTTGCTGCTTCTTGAGGTATGTCATCCACGAAGGGATTGTCAGTACGACCAAGTAAATAATCAGTTGATACGTTGAAGTAGTCAGCGATTTTCTGAAGTTTATCCGACGAAGGATTATTTTGCTTCCACGAATATATAGAATTTTTACCAAATCCAACATCAGATTCCAATTTTGAGACAGGAATGCCACGCTTTTTACATAATTCTTTTACTCTATCAAACGCTGTCATAGCAACCACCTAGATAAGCATATGAAAAATAATTAAAGATTTCTGTAGAAAACTATTGACTTCTATTAAAATCTTTAATATACTATGTTCATAAGCTAATTATTTAGCTAAACAAGACAACAAATAACCCCATAAAACACTCGTTCCCCAACGATTAATGGCTTTTGATAAGGCTTGTTTAACTATGTTTATATTCTACAATAATCTTTAATTTTTGTCAACAGTATGCTAAATAATTAGCTAATAAGATAGAAAGGAGCAAAAACATGTCAGTTGAACACCAGCGTTTCGCTGTTGCGGTATACGCAAAACTAAAAGCAATAAATATGAAACAATCTGATTTAGCAAAAATGTTAGGTATTAGCAATCCATATCTTTCAGATATTATCAATGGCAAAAGAGACGCATCAAAAGTTAGAAAAGAAATTGCGGAAATTTTAGAAATAGATGTTGATTAGAAAGGAGATTGACATTAAATGATCATCAAATTAGATAAGGACAGTTATTATTCGCAACAAGAGTTACTTAAACAATTAAGCATTGGTTATGAAACCTTAAGGAAACTTGAAATCAAAGGAGAACTTTCCGCACGTAAACTAGGAAAGACCATCTACTATCAAGGTGCAGATGTTCTGGATTCTTGGGACAGGATGCTAAAGAGGTGAATATAAATATAAGAAGGTGTGAAGATGAACGACGAAATTCAAGATTTAATTACTGAAATACGAAAATACGACCCAAATTACGTTCCGAAATCGGTTGGAAAATATTTGCTAGTTGAACTTCAATCAAGGCATTTAGATCATCAAATTAAATATAAGAAAAGACCTAAGTACAAGCATAGATTCGCGAATTCGATTGAGCGGCATTGGTAAAAGAAAAACCCACAGCTATAAATAGTAAGTTAGAGCTTACTAAAACTGTGAGTTACGAAATAATATTTAAATTAATTATATCACAGATGTGGAGATAAGAGAATGAAAAAATCAATCAAAAAACATGAAAATACATTATTAATTTATCTGTTTTGCTTACAAATCGGCATGTTTATATCAGTAATTTACATTTTACTCGGATGGTTCACATTATTTCTGAAATGAGGTTTTAGAATGAAAATATTACGATTTTTTGGACTCATAAGTATTGACGAGGACGGAAAAGAATACATTGAAAAATCAGACATAAATACAGTAGTATGCTTAGCTTTGACTGTTTTAATCGCATTTGTGGTCTGTATAGGAAGTCTGATATTAAATGACTGAATTAATAACGATTGTCGCATTGAAAGGAGCGAACAAGTGAGTATAAACAACACTATCGAAATTTGCAGACTGAAAAAAATGTTGCAATTTCAGCTCGAAAAAAGAAATGAGTTAGATTTTCAAATTGAAATATTAAAACGGCTAATAAACGAAAGTTATGAAAAAGATTTAGCAGAAACGCAACAATGGTTAGCAGAAAGGGACGAGGTGCAGACGTGAACTTTTTGGACCTATTCGCCGGAATCGGTGGGTTTCGACTAGGAATGGAAGCAGCTGGACATACGTGCGTGGGCTACGTTGAAATTGACAAATACGCGCGGAAAAGTTATCAAGCGATTCACGATACGGAAGGAGAGTGGACGGCGCATGACATCACAAAAGTTACAGACGATGAATGGCGAGAATTACGCGGAACAGTTGACGTTATTTGCGGAGGTTTTCCCTGTCAATCCTTTTCAATCGCCGGAAAACGACGAGGATTTGAAGATATTAGAGGAACATTGTTTTTTGATATTGCAAGAGCCGCCAAACAAATCAAACCACGCATTTTATTCCTTGAAAACGTTAAAGGGCTATTATCGCACAATAAAGGGCAAACATTCGCTACCATCCTTAGAACGCTTCATGAACTCGGGTATGATGCGGAATGGCAAGTTTGTAACAGTAAAAACTACGGAGTCCCCCAAAACAGAGAACGCGTGTTCATTATCGGACATCTTAGAGGAGCAGGTGGACGAGAAATATTTCCTCTCGGAGGAGAAAACAGAACGTTTAATAAAAACGATATAAAAGCTATAAATGATTCCAAAAAAGTGAGAGAACAATTGAAGTTTGATAGTCTGAATAGATTTTACGATGTGAGTGGAATAGCGCCTTGTCTTGACACGATGCAAGGCGGTGGGAGAGAACCAAAAATAGCTATCCCTGTACTAACACCAGGTCGAGAAGAAAAAAGGCAAAACGGTCGTAGATTTAAAGATGCTGGAGAAGAAATGTTTACACTAACAGTTCAAGATGTTCACGGTGTACTTATTCCGATTTGTGAGGCAACAAAGAGAGGATATGCCCTTGCTAAACCATTTGATAGCGTGAATTTAGCTATGCCAAACTCTAACACAAGGCGTGGCCGAGTAGGGAATCAAATAGCTAATACGCTGGATACGTCTTGTAATCAAGGTGTAGTTGTGCCAGTCGGAAACGTAAATCCTTCTGGCCAAGGCATGAACGGTAAGGTTTATTCAGATGAAGGTATTTGCCCCACACTAACAACTAACAAAGGTGAAGGTCTAAAAGTAGCTATTATTCAAAAATCGCGTGGATTTAACCAAGGAGGAAAACACGATATAGCACCTACGCTATCATCAAGCAGTTGGCAAGAAAATAATTTATTGCAAGAAGGTAATTTCAGAATTAGAAAACTAACGCCTCGTGAATGTTGGAGGCTACAAGGATTTCCAGATTGGGCATTTGATCGAGCAGCAGAAGTAAATAGCAATAGTCAGCTGTACAAACAAGCTGGGAATTCAGTGACGGTTAACGTTATTGAAGCGATAGCGAATAGGTTAGATTAGGAGGCACAAAATGAATGACGTTGTAATAAAATTAACGCAAAGGGAAGCGGAGTATGTCAAAGCAATGCTAGCGACCGATTCGCTCAAAATACAAGCTGCATACAAAAAAAGAGAAGAACTGAAAGGGCTTTTTCGTGAAAATTCATTGCTAAATGGGAATGTGTCTCGCAAGATTACGAATGCTCTTAAGGTGAGCGGAGAGAAGGAGGAAGCAGAATGGCGATGAAAGTATACGAGAAAGATAGAAAGTTTCAAATCGCGACCACAAAGGGCTGGATGGCTGCGGAAGGAACACAAATTAACATATACGGCATAGACTTTGCTTTTTGTCTAATACCTGGTAACGAGAATGTAACAGTCATTGTTTTTGAAGTCGAAAGCGGTACGTTAATGATAAAAGGGCAGGTTAGCGTGATGGATGTTATTGCCTGCAGCACAAGAGAAAAAACGGTTGATTTTTTTAAAAACAAGGTAGCGGAAGCTCTTGTGTTACAGATCAATAAGTTTGGAATTGAAAATGGTAAGGGAATTGCTGACCGAGATAAAAAGTAAGTTGGAGGTGGAGCATGAGAGAGATTGAATTTAGAGCTAAAGTAAAACGTAGTCTGCAATTAGAACAAATTAAAAATGGCTGGATTCACGGAGGTATTTTCGAAAATAAAATTATCTCACGTAATACGAACGAGGATAGTATTTGTGCTGGATTTTGTTCGGAAGTAGAAATTATGCCCGAAACCGTTGGGCAATTCACAGGCTTAAAAGACAAAAACGGAAAGAAGATATTTGAAGGGGACATAGTAGAAATTGATGTACATGATCACTTAGATTGGAATGTGATTAAAGGCAAAGTTATTTTCTTAGAAGGCGCTTGGCTAGTTACAGATAGTGGGAGTTTCGCTATTTCGTTGTGGTCTGAAATAAACGAAATAGAGGTTATTGGCAACATATACAAAAATCCGGAATTATTGGAGGTGTCGGAATGAAACAAGGGCAATGGATGTTAAACGGTAGTTACGGTGGGCGATGGGAATCAATCACATATTTTGATACAAAAGAAGAGGCTATCAAACACGGTATCAACTTGTTAAAAAAGTATAATCACAACACGCATGACGAAAAAACTCGCAATCAAGTGATGAATGATTTAACTATATATTCATATTACAATGAACTGATTTATACTTTTTTTGTTGGTGAAATTGAGGAAATAGCGTTTCCAGACGAAACCGACAGCCTGCTAGAGAACATAGCAGAGCGAGTATATGAACAAGTTGGGGAATATGCAGAATGTTATTTAGATGACGTGACCGACGAGCATAAGAAGGAATTACAAGGATTCATATACAGATGGGCGAAACAGCGTGGTTATTTACCTGAGTGCTTCCTAATAGGGGAAATAGGAGAGATTGATATAAGAAATTTTGAAGAGGTGAAAGAATAATGGGTGGAGATGATGATGAAGCATTGGATTGCCCTCATTGCGAAAGCCAATATGCAGAACTAGACTGGAACTTGCGTTGTAACAAATGCGATACACAATTCACTGAAAAACAAGTTGATGATTATTACGAAAAATTACGAATTGATGCAATGAATTTTTATACGAAACTTTACGAAAAGCAAGAATTAGAAACTTTGGAAGAGGTGACGGAATAATGGCATTTGAAGAAGAGTTTAAAGCGGAACTAGCAGAAGCAAAGGAAATGGTGGCAGAACGCTCTACAGAGGAACTATTTGACAATTTAAAAGAGATGAATCGTGACGTGCAGGAATATACTTGCGGAATACAAGTGATTCTTGATGAGCTTAGTAGCAGAAAAAAACAAAATAAGGAGGAAAAATGAATGGAAGAAAAAAGAATGGTAGAAATCAACGGAATTAAGATGGAAATAGACATGAGAACAGCGGTACGGGTGGATGAATTTAAAGTAGGAGACAACATCAAAGTGTTAGACAAGAACTACTCTAATCAAAAAATTCATGACGGAGTAATTGTAGAATTTTTAAACTTCAAAGATTTACCTACGATTCAAATTGCTTATTTTGAACGAGATTGGTCAGGGTCTGAAATTAAATTTCTAAACATTAATTCAGAAAGTGATTCTTATGAAATTCTACCAGCTTCAGCACACGAGTTTGAGTTAGAAAAAAGCGCAGTGGTAGAAAAAATGAAACTGGAAATCGAGTCTAAAAAAGAAGAAGCGGCACGACTACAAAGCAAATTGAACTGGTTCGAAAAATTTTATGGAAAGTATTTCGCGAAAGGTGAGATGGAGTGA